ATAATATTCGCTCTCATACCATCCATTTTTGTCTGTACCAGAGCAGGATATTTGATAGCCTTGAAACTCTTCTGACTAAATCCACTCGCTAACATACACGGATATGTCTTGATAAACCCTTTGCCAAATATCTTATTGACTGTTGCAATAGACACTCCGCACTTCAGGTCCTTCGTCACCACACGTTTAATCACCATTGCATCAGATTCTATTACTCGTCCTAGAATGTTGCTTAAACGCTTGATGGCTTCATTGCCTGTAACCTCTCTAGAGGATAGGACATATAACTCAGTTAGGGCCCAATCAAGGCTCTGTGTGTCATCTCTTCGCTCATATTCTGGAATTTTTCTCTGATAATATTGTGTATATGGGTCCAATGCGGCCCTTAACACTCGTTTCAGAGTCTCATTATCCTGGTTATCCCTAAGGATACCCTCTTTAATCAATCTTGAATTATCTGATTCAAGTTCCAGTAATATGTTGCTGACTTTCATTCTCTCTCCTCTGTTTTTCTTGTCTCGGTAAAATAATATGCTTGTACCATTTCATTAACCATTTAACTCTACGTGGATAATGGTCTGGGTTAGGAATCTGGTCTCCAAAATAGTCAATAAATCCTTGTACTTCTTCATCCGTTGTCACTAATGTATTGTATCCGTGTGGTCTGGCAATGAATGCTCTTCAACAGCCAGAAGGTCCTTTATTGAAACTCCCGTTTGTGAAAATACTTGACAGGCATCTTTGAAGTCCATAGCCACAATCTCATACTGTTCCTTAGTGTCCGTAACGAATACAAATGTCTTGGGTTCGGGGCTGTCGGTCATATCTACCACTTTCTTTGTTTGAGAGATTTTGGCAAGTGTATAACCTTGCCGAGAATCGTTGTTGGATAAACGGTGTCAAAAGAGTTGACTAATGCCGTTGCTTCTTCATTTAGGTCTAGGCCTTTCATTCTCCCTTCTTCGTTAAAGAGTAGAACATCTCCGTTTGGGAGTTCTAATTTCTCTACCCATCCTTCTACATACTTTTGGGCTTCAGCCAAGGCAGGTATGTCTTCCTTATTTTCAATCGTTCTCATCTCCATTTTAAAAGTCTCCTATAACATCTGTCAATCGTGATAACTTATTCATCACGAAATAATCATATAATTTCTTACGTGCGCCTCTAGGCTCTTTCTTGTAGGCATTCTCAATGTCGTTTACAAGCAACTGTGGAATTCTGTCTAGATTGACTAACTTATCGTTAAGTTCCCATCTATCTCCCATTCCAGCATTAGTGCAAATCTCTTCTGGTAATTGTGTTAACCAAACTTCAACTTTCTTTTTTGCTATTGGTGTTTGTCTGACACCCGTGACAAAACAATCATCAGCAGATAAGAAGTTCGGTATACCGTCACCTCTGTCTCCTCGAATAATATGTTCTTTTAAGTACGCCTTAGGCGATACGTGTTTAAGAAATTTCTTCTGCATAGGCGAATACTGTCTGACTCCTTTATACTTATGCAGTTGAATAAAATCTTTGTCGCTCGACAAGATAAGCATATTCTCTTCGGCGTGGTGATACTTGCATATCACACCAATAATATCATCGGCTTCTGCTCCCATCACCTCAATAAATTTATATGGAAAATTGCTTCGTAACTCTTCTTTGATTTTATCAAAGATACCAAATATCATTTCCCAATCAAACGGTGATTTGTCTCGACCTTCTTTGCGACCCGCTTTGTAATGGCGGAACACATCTTTTCGCCAGTAGTGTCTACTGTCGTTGCATATGACCATTTCGCCATATGTCTTATGAAACTGTTTACGGTACATACGTAACGAATTCAGCATCATATGTCTGAGCAAGTCCTCAGAAATGTCACCTTGAGTCTTGGCATTCATCATCAAGGAGCCAATCATAACTTGATTGAAGTCAACTAATATCACTTATTTTTCTCCAGTTCGTCAACCAATTCCCAGAAGAAATCTCGGAGAGTATCGACATCTCGGACTTTAACGTCCTTTAACTCGAAACTAACATCGCCATTTTTGTATCTGACGAAGCCTATTTCAAGAGAACTCACAGGCCCTTTCGGCTTCTGCTTCTTATTCTCTTTCTCGTTTATCTCATTTACGAATTCCATTTGTAAAGTCCCTTCAGTTCCTTGATGAATTCTTTGGTTGTGTTAATAACTTTCCATTTTTCTATCTGCTTGTATAGGGCAGTACCGTCTTTCTTTAGCCTATCTAACTCATCCTGACAGAGAGAATAGATGGGCATTTTGATTAATACATCTATTATATCAGATTTAAAGTGGGCTGTCAACTCTTTTTTGATAGTTTTTCGGTTTTTATTTTTGAAATTTAGGGTTCCATTAAGCACCATTTCAATGAATTGGATTTTTGCTTGAATGGTTCCGAGGGAGGTGGTGCCATCTTGAATCAGCCACGCATATCGCTCGGCATATTTCTTGATGCGATAGTCACAAAAATCCTTGATGATATCAATAGGAGAATCATAGACTTTCAGTTTCCCCTCGTGGGTGATAACTGTCATATTCTCGTTAATCTTTTTCTTCAACTGGAACATTGCTACTATGCCAGAACCAGTAGGTTTCTTACCACGTTTTAGAGTAACATCAAATTTGAATCCCGACTTGTCGCACTTATCGGTATACGATACAATCTTGCCTGCATCTTCCAATCTGTCCAATACCTGAACATATGACTCACGAGTGAATCCGATTGGAACTTCTGTGATTTCTAATTTGGTTCGACCAGAAATAGTCGCTTTGCCTTCACAATATGTGGCATCGTTTTCCACATACACTCGACCAGAGAATTCTGGATAATGTGGGAGTGGTGGTTCTTCGAGGTCTATATCATAACCATCAAGATACAAGCGACATAAGTCAGCAATCTCTTGAGGGTCTCTAGGCTGAATCTCAGTGGCGAACCCAACTGCAATTCCTTTGATTCCATTCACTAGCACCCACGGGATGATAGGAAGATAGAATGCTGGTTCTGGGTCCTCTGGGTCGTGACTTTTATCAGCAACCATTGTGTCAGCAAAATACTTATCAAAATTTTCGCTCATTTTGACATACGTGTATCGTGGGGCCGCGGCATCTGGTACCAGTCTCGACCCGAAACTTCCCTCACCCTCTAGTAATGGTATATTATTCGAGTGAGACTGGACCATTTTTGTAATCGCTTCGTTCAACGAGGCATCACCGTGGTGATAGTTCGCACTTGATATCGTATTACCACTCAACGAGGCAGTTTTAAGGCGGCCATGTTTTGCGGTTTTTAACGCTGTGTAAAGGATTTTCCTCTGTGATGGTTTTAGACCATCAATCATATGAGGAATGGCTCGACTATACAGGACGTATTTGCTATAGTCTTTGTATTGTCCGTCAATCAGTTCAGTTATATTCATTTCATTAACCAATGTTTCCTCGGAAGGGGATTCTTTCCGAAGGCGGTTTCGAGTGAAGAATTCGCTTCACTGTCGTATTCAAGTACCTCAGTCACTGGGTCATTAATCATCAAATCATACTCATCGACTGATAAACTACCTAATCCCTTATTATACTCTATTTTCCAACTCGTGTCAAGTTTCGCATCCTCGAAATCTCTGAGGTCATAGTATCTCTTAGTGTCTTTGCCCTTCTTGGCAATCACGATAGGAGACTTAATCAGTAGCACTCGCTCTTCCTCAAACAACTCTTTCCAGTTGGAGAAGAAGTTGACGAGTAGGGCGGCGATAGAGAATCCATCAAAATCAGCATCCGCTAGAATGCCAATCTGTCCGTAATTCAAATCTTCTGCTGGTTCACCCAGTTCAAGACCGATGATACTCATCAGTTCTGATAATTCTTTGTTTTTCATAATCTCGGTAGGTTTCAGTTCTCTCACATTACGCACTTTACCACGTAATGGAAATCCACCGTGTATGTCTGTCTTTCGCACGTTGATTAAATTGCTGATTGCGGATTGTCCCTCTGTGATAAACAGAATCTTGTCATCTGGATTCTTGCTTGATGCAGAGATATGACTTGCAACCTTTTTCTTTCTGGCGTCTTTATTGGCCTTACGTAAGTTACGTGCCTCTGCCAACTGTTGCTTGAGTAACAGAGCCTCGATGATAGGCTGAATCAACTCCTCATTTCGCATAATGCGACCAATGAATTTCTCTTCAGTTACACCATCGAAAACTGGCTTAATCTCATTAGCATTGTTGGTCAATCGCTCTTTGGTCTGACTATCAAATTTCGGGTCACCTATCGAATTCGTGAGTACAACAAACAACAATCGATTTTTGATATCGGCAGGGCGAATAGT